CGGGGGCATTCAATTATTCGACGAATGGAGGAACGAGATGCGACGAGATGTTCTACGGTTGTACAAGTCTGTTGAATGTAAGCGGTGTTACAATTCCAGATATTAGAAGCGCATCAAGCATGTTTGAAAATAGTGGTCTGACTACCATAACATCGTCTTTGTTTTCTGATTCTCCACAATGTAGCACTTATGCGCATTGTTTTGCCGGGTGCAGGAATTTGAGAACAGTAGGCTCGCAGGGTAGTCCTATCACACCGCCCGAACATTCGGTGACTGTGAACATTAACAGCATGTTCGAGAACTGTTCTAATTTGCTGACGGCTGAATATGCTTTTGGAGATGTAACCGAGAATAAACCTGGACCTACGGGAACTGATAATAGTTATATAGAATCAGGGGTACTGAAACATATAGACAGTTGCACGAGTACATTCAGCGGTTGTTCAAATATGACGTCTCAACCGAGATGGGATTGTATAGTAGCCGGAGTAAAATTGCCGTCAGCTTATATGCCTCTGTTTTATTATTTTAAGAGAACATTCCAACCATATCAATTCGGTTTCCCGGATGTTGACAGTATATCCAAAAGCGGATGTTTCAGAGGATGTACAAAGATGAATGGTTACGACCAATATATTAGTGCTTATCCAGAATGGTTCTAATTTTGTAAATAAAAATTTATAAATATATGGCGCAGATAAATGTTAACAGAAACACTTTCTTAGAAAAAGAAGAAGTGATGAATATGCAGTCTTTCCTACAGAACTCTTTGCTTGGAAAGATTCTAATTGCCGGAAGTTACACATTCGGTATAGTGACAAACAATCCTAAGAAATTTGACCCTGATTTTGTCACAAATGATGATTTTATTGATAATAAAGTTTTTGAAGTTGAAGTAGGAACTCAAGGTGGTACAATCAAGATTCTTCCAGGCATGGCTGTAAATGCGTTAGGTCAAGTTATTAATCTAACAAGTATTTACGATAATCTTACTGTACCATCTGATAGTGTTTATTATTGGTTAAAAGTAGGTTATTCTACTAAAAACTATGAAAATGGACTTGTGAGCATAAATCAAAAAGGAGTTGTAACTGGTACAGTTGATTTTTCTGGTAAAGTAAGAGGTCAATCGGGTAAGACTCCGGTAGCAATCAGATTTATGAAAGATGATGGTTCTCAACCATTGAATAATGGAGTATATGAAATTGTAAACGTGATTGATAATAAAAACTTGGTTTTGACATCTGAATCAGATTTTGTGGCAGAATCAAATCTTCAGGTGATTATTCTTGGTACAATTCCGTTAGGAAAAGTGTTTACAGATAAACAACTTGAAGGTCTCTATACATATGATTATTATACATTCAGTCTTGTTCAAGAAGTGACATTAGAGCAACCACCTACAAAATCTTCGAATGAGTTTTATTTAGCTCGTGTAAGAAATAATGGAGGAACAGTATCTGTTGATAATGCAGTTAAATCAGAGTTTTGGTCACTTGCTAATTTTCCAAAATCTAAATCTTAAGAATTATGCAATTGTTTTACACAGTAAGCTCAGAATATCTTGCAACTCAATCTAAACCAATGAATTCGTTGGGAGGTTATGTATCATCTACAAAGATACCTAATGATGTATTCGATAATTTGTTTGATGAGTTGAGTTTGAGAACAGTTAAAGATGCTAAAACAGAGTATCGTGCAATTATATTGAAAAATGAGAGTGATAAAATTATTCAGAATGTTCAATTATGGTTTGTCATTCCTGAAGATGCATATTGTTCTTGTAAAATAGGTGCAACGCTTTTGAATCAGAATGAAGATGGTTCTCAATATATGGAATCGGTACCAAGTATATATAGTGCACCATTCAATACTCAATTGTATGATGCTACAGAAGAAGATAAGGTCACAATCGGTAATATGGAACCTGGACAAATGATTGGTTTATGGATATCGAGAAGCGTTGATAAAAAGAAAGCTATTGAAGATTACAATAATGTTGCTGAACGAGATTTAATGACTCAATCTCGTTATAAGCCGGTAACACATAATAAAGAAGAGACGCTAAGTCTTGAAATTTCGTGGGATTGACAATAAATGTTTTGTATCTTTAGGCACGAGAAAGGACGAGAATTCGTCCTTTCTTTTACATGAATAAGATACCAACTTTTTATGACAGAAGAATTTGTTGAAATATTTGAATATTTGATGCAGAAAGTTTATTCACCATATTATCATGTGAAGATGACTTCAAGAAATCTGAATGCGATAAAACGGTTTTTTGAAAATTCAAAAATTGATTCTGTAGATGAAATATGGAAATATTTATTGTTTCAACTTGTTTTATCTATGAATAGATATTCGAGTAGATATTCCGTAACGTTATTGAAATGTATAAGTATAAACGCTATAAAACGATGGAATGAAAGAACTGAAGAAAAGATGTTTCTTGTGTCAAAATTTCAGCGTGTAAGAAGACTTGAAAACCCTCTACAAAATAAAGTTCATCTCTATTCAGAGAGGTATTTGAACGAACAACGAAAAAAATACTGGAATACACCGAGAGGTTTTATTCATTGTGGAGAATTCAACGGAATATTATATCATAAGATAAGATGTTCTGGATGTAGATATAAAGAATCATGTGAAAAGGTATTAGAATGGCAATTATATAGGACTTGACACTTAAATGTTTACCTTTGTAGATGCAGCGAGTAGAACGACATATAGCAATAGGCAACAAGCGGTTGGATGAACTTTGCTTCCTATCCAAGAACTTGTATAACTACGTAAACTATCTTATTAGACAAGAGTTTACGCAGAACAAGAAGTTTTTGTCCGAATATGAAGTTACCACCATGCTCGCTAAAGATAAACAAGCGGACTATATAGCCTTACCTTCACAGACGAGCCAACAGATTATAAAGATACTTTTCAAGAATTGGAAGGTATTCTTCAAACTCTGCAAGGTGAAGGACAAACTGAAAGCCCGTCCCAAACTTCCCAAGTACAAGCATAAAACGAGAGGACGCAACATTGTGGTATTTACCAACCAGCAGTGTAAATTGAAGGACGGATATATCCATTTCCCGAAACGTGCCGGGATAGAACCAATAAGAACCAAAGTAGATAACTTGTGCCAAGTGAGGATAATCCCACAGTGCAGTTGCCACATAATAGAAGTAGTTTATGAAAAAGAGAAAGAAGAAGCCACCGAACTGGACGATACGGCTTATTTAAGTATTGACTTAGGACTTGACAATCTCGCCACATCATTTGACCCACAACACAACCGTTGTTTTGTCATTAACGGCAGACCGCTAAAGTCCATGAACCAATTCTTTAATAAGCGTAGGGCTTTCCTAATGAGTTTGATAGGTAGCAGGGGGACGAGCAGACGTATCGGACGATTAACTCTAAAGAGGAACTGTAAAATACACGACTATATGCACAAAGCTTCAAGATTCATAGTCAACTATTGCAAGGATAACCACATTGGTAATATTGTGATAGGAAACAACAAGGAATGGAAGCAGAACTGTAATATGGGCAAGGTAAACAATCAGAACTTTGTAAGCATTCCTTTTGAGAAGCTAATCTCCATGATACAATACAAGTGCGAGGAAGTAGGAATTAAGGTCATAGTCACGGAAGAGAGCTATACTTCTAAGACCG